GATTGGGGAATTGCTCATCTTTCGGATGATCCTTTCTTGAGCGTCTTGAACTGAACATCCTGATTCGACCAGTTCATCCACAAAGGAACGCTCGACCTTTGCTAGAGTCCCCGCCGAGATAATCGCCTTGCGTCGTTCGTCAACTGCCTTGAGTTGTCGAGTCACTTCCTCTTGTACCTTTTCATCCATTCGCATTGCCTCATCTTCGGGCTTGCTTTCTTCGGCCCTCGCCATTTCTTCGGATGGCTTATCGCCTTCCATCATTTCAACTTCAAGTGATGGCTTTTCCATGTGGTCTGCCATCCACTTGATAATCTCGCTCGCATCGGTCATCCCTTCTGGGAGACCAAGGGCTGTGAGTTGAGCCATTAGCTCTTCGTTCATGCCTGCCTGCCTTTCTTCTTGGTCGTATGACCGTCGAACAGTAGAATTCGGATCTGCACCCGTTGCGCAGATCGAAGCGTTGTGAGGTTCCCAAGCGGTTACAATTTCCGCTGGCCCCTCAATCACTTGGCCCCTTGGCGTAGTGTACGTTTGGCCCTCTCGAACGAATTGACGCTCTAGGATCTGTGCATCAATCGAAAAGTCATTCAAGTGGCCCTCGGTGTATCTTGTCGCGACGATTTGACTATCTGGATCGCTCGCAAAATCAGGCAAGCCTAAAAGCTCATCGCCCTCGATAACGATGTTGCGAATTGATCCAAAGACGTTGCGAACAGTCTTATCATTGTGGCTGTCAACGATTGGGAGTTGTCGCTTGTCGTTTCGGAAGCGAACGCCATCCATTAAGAGGACTTGCTTTATCCAGCCGCGAGTCTGATCGTAGATGTCAATCGGAGTTTCGGTCGCAATCACCGCTCGACCATCCTTGACGGTTCCGAACTGGCGAACGATCGATCCGCCATCAATGGACTTGGCTTGGTGTCTTGCGTCGAGTTCTTTTCGTCGCTTGATTAGGTCGCTCTTGTTCATTGCGTCACCTCAGCCGGTAGCGTGTCAACCGATCCGTCTTTTGCGTCGTCAATAAGGGCTTGTACGCTCGCTTCACTCATGCCGACCGATGATAGGAACACCCTGGCCGCCGCTTCGCTGATGGCCCCGCTGGAAAGCTCATCGAGGGTCTTGGCAATGGCCTTTCGGTTGCGGTTCCACTGTTGGGTTGACAGCCCCATCATTTCACCGCTTCCGGTTGCTGGTTGCGTTCCAACCGCACCTTGTGTTTGAGCCGCCGAAATCGCTAGTTGTTGCTGTTCTGGAGTCTGCAAGCCAAGCTTTTTGAGCAATCGATTTTCTTTGGCCCGCTGATAAAAGACCGTTCGGAAGTTGAGCCCCTGGGCCCCGAGGACTTCGCTGTAGGTCGCGGTAAATGAGTTGATGCCCGATTCGCTTGTCTGTTGCTCTACGCCTGGATCCACCCACTCCCATTTAGGAGTCTGCCATTCGACAGGAGTAAACCGCCTGCGATCGTCCAGGATGTCGAACGACGAGGGGAATCCTTCTAGGCCAGTAATGGCCGCCCTGGTGCAAAACTGATCCCAAACAGGCTGCAAGAGGTGTCTAATGATGTACTTTTGGATGATTCGGAACCGCCGACGATCTTCCAATTGGCTTGTTCGACTTGAACTATAGGACGTTTGGCTGTAGTCTCTGGCAACAACCTCATAGGACAGCCCCGTACCTACCGCGATCCCTCGAAGGATTACTTTCGTCCACTCGCCCGCGCTGTTGTTTGGTCTCGTTGGATTGATGACCTCAACCGATTCATTCGGATTAAGATCAAAGATTAGCCCAGGCTCTAGGTATCGCTCACGGTTTCCGTTTCTGTCGCTTCCGCTTCCCGCATCTGGGTTGCTCAAGTTGCCCATTGGCGTTTCGGTTTTGATCGCTGCGGTAAAGCAGGACGCAATAGCCGAAGCTTGTAGCTCGTTGTCGAGATACGTTCCAAGATCCCTGATTGATGCCAACGCTGGAGCGAACCAAGTCACGCCCCGCGTTTGACCTACTCGATCTTGGCGGAACAGGTGAATAATCTCCCTGGCTGGGATTTCCTTTGGGGTTCGGCTGACTGCGTAAGGCTGTAGAGGATGATCGTCATAGATCATGTAGGCAAGAGGTTTGCCGAACTCGTCAACCTTGATCCCGCGAATCACCCGCGTACCATCCTTGCGATCAATACCCATCGTGTAGGTATCTCGATCCGTCGCTAGCCTGTCGGCCTCGATGATCTCAAGAGCCATCGGAATTGGTCGAGAGATTCCGCGATATTCCGTCGATGGTAGATTGACAATCCGAATCAGCACTTCGCCCGCTTCGACCATTTCGCGAAGAGCGATGATCTGAATTTCTTCAAGCGTTAACCTGCCGTTGACGTCGGCAACTTCCGACCACTCCGACCAAGCTTTATCTCGCAGGTCGTTTATGTCCTCGATGTCATCGCCTTCAGGAGTCTCATAGGTGCTTTGGGCTTGGATGCCCGCACCGATTACCGATGAAACGATCGTATCGACTACGCCCCAAGCGTAAGCATTATCTCGAACCAAAAGCCTTGCCCACGCCCTAAGCTTATCGGCCCCGAATGGCCCCATCAGTTCTTGGTCAGCCGGTAGGTTTTTCGGATTCTTGTTGCTGCTGACCCTAGATGGTTCGGCCCCTTGGTACGATCGTGCGAGGGCTTTCCTGGCTGCTTGCCGTCGCAATCCTGCAATCGGACTTACCGCCGATACCACTGAATCGATGAATCGATCAATCATCGACCACCCCCTACGATTCTACCGAGGGAGATTCCGCCCGATCCGGTTTCGCGTTGGACTTGATGGAGTAGCTTGTTTCGCTGTTCCATTAACGACGCCAGGTCAAGCTTTGTAACCGTCCTTGAGCCAATAGAATACTGTTGAGCCCCTCCGGTTAAGAGAGCCTCAATAGCTGCGTCGATGAGTGCTAACAGACTTGCCGCTGATGCCATGCACAAAGGATTGCATGGAGAGCCGACCGTTGGAATATGCCTGTACTATCCCATTAGTACACAGAGACAAATTATTTACGCTCTTGCGCCCAAGTGTGCCCGCAGTAGGTGCATTTGCAATATCGAACGTTTGCCTTTGTGCAATAAACCCTGCTGTAGCTCGTTCCGATAGGTCGTCGCGATTCGCAAAGAGTGCAAGGCCTTGCTTCATCTTCGCGGGGGATCGGGGCTTCGATGATCGCTACTGCTTCAACCGTAGTAACCGGCTCAACAATCTCTTGCGTTGTCGGTTTTTCGTTTCGCTTTAGTTTCTTCGCCATATCAACCTCTCCTCTTTGGAATCCATCCACCTTGACGCTGCTTGAATCTTTGCTGGCCATGCCTGTAGGCTTGCTGTGCTGGCTTTGTTTGCTTTTGCTGATCGCCGCTAACGTGCTTCGGTTGTACCTCGATCTCACTTGGAGCAATCAGCTTTACGCCGCAAGCCTCACTAGCCGCCGCTGCCATGTAGGTCGCATCGAGCCAGTGATTATTTGAATCCTTGACCATCCAGTAGGTCTTAGCCCCCTTGCCCTCAGTAAACTTCGTTACCAGTTCTTCCGCTGCGATATGCTGCGAGTACTGCGAGTGTCTGCGTTCTTCCTCAAGTGCGAACAACGAAAGCGAACCGCGCCGAAGCATGTTCGATTCGTCGAAAGTCGGCGTCATAAACCGTTCGTGGATGAATTGCTTCCAATAGCTTGTGTCCAGTTCATACAACCAAACATTGGACGATGGCAACTTTTGAGCGTGTAGGTTGGCACCTGCGATAGTTGTCGATGTTGACTTGGCTTTTCGATGGTATGGGTCTTGACCTTTCGACGGATGAAAGATCCCGCCGACCTCACGACAGAACTGGTAAGCCGCATTGGTAAACGCACCTGAATCCACAAAGCAAAAATCGATCGTTCGCCGAGTGCCTGTTGTGTCGCTGAATTCTTTGGTTAGCAACTCGTCCCGAAGGCTCAAGAGAGCCTGATAGATCATCGGCTCGCTGGCTTCGTGATCCATGCTTCGATCAGTCCCGTAAACCTGTTGGATGCCGTAATCAACCACAACGCCGCCTGCACCATGCCACCATGCGGTTACAACCCAGTGTAGGTAGTATTTGCCCAAGTCGATTGCCGCCGTGAGTGCAACTGTGTTAGCCGGAAGTTGCCGACGAACCAAACCGCTGATCCTTGACTCGACCAAAGCAGGAGTGATCCCAAGGCCCATCGGCCCGGCTTCCTCCGGTGGATCGTTGTCGTCTTCGGTCGAAACCGCTTTTTGGCCGCGATCGGCTACCCGGTTGAAGTAGCTATGGACTGCCGAAAGCTCCATTGGCTCGCCGTCGCTGTGCGTCTTTCGGGAATAGCTAGCCTGATTGCTTACCACCGCCCCGCGTTCGATCTCTTCGCGATTGTCTCGCCAAAAACGGAAGGCCTCCCTGGCGTCCGGGTCGTCGGCTTTGCGTCCCTTGCGAAGGTCGATGTATTGCTCGATCAAGTCCATTCGATCCGGCTTGGTGACAAGCTTGCGGTATCGCTTGCCCCTCCAAGATGGTTTCTGCTTTGGGTCGGTGTACTTGAAGGCAATGCACTTGCGGTTCTGGATTGTGCAAAGCATCACCCGAGGGATCCGCTCTGAGGACTGACCCAGCCCGGCAATGTCTTGTTCGATTACCTCCTCGTTCTTATCAATGGTCGTTTCACTCGCCGCCGCTTCCCTATCCTCGATGTCATCGATAATGGCAAGCGTTGGTCGTCTGCTTCGGTACTTCGTCCCTCGGATCGCACCATCGATGCCCAAAGAGTAAAGCACCTGACCGCACGAAGCAGGCTCGATCTCTTCCGGCCAGCCTGGTAGCTGATCTCTGCCGATCGTCGGGAACACAAAGAATTCCGGCCCGATGACGATGTTGGTAGGCTGACCTTGGCAAGTCTGCATCCGTCCGCGACTTGACCAACCGCCGACAGCCTGAAACGGAATTGCAATCTCAGGGTAGTCAGCCGCAAAGATTTCGTTCTGTTGCAGTTGCTCAACGATGTCACGCACTTCCTTTTTTGCTTTGTCGGCATTCTTGCCAATGACGACAGGGAAGGTCGATAGCTGACGCACCATCAAGTATAGAGCTGTGAGGATCGCAAGCGTCGTCTTGCCCTCGCCCCGCGGCCCGGCAATCGATTGATCCCCGCCGTAACGAGCCGCATCGATGATGCTGTGAACCATCGCCAAGCGATCCTCAGTCCATCCCTCAAAGAACTTTTCAGGGAAGTAGGTCGAGAGCCAAAGAGCAGGATCAGACTCGCACTTGAGCCGACGAGCAGGATCGAGAGGGGGCGGAATGGAGATGTCTCTTTGGCTCGCTCGCTTCTTGGCCATCAAGTCGCGTTGGTATAGCCGACGGTCACCCTTGACCGGATCCGCCGACAATGCCGTTTTCGGATGCAAGCTTAGCAAGTTCTGCAACTGGGACAGACTTAGCGAGCTCAAGAAGTCGGAGTCTAAGCTCATTGTCCTTGGCCTCCTTTTTTGCTTCCGCTTCGTCCCGTTTGTGGTCGAGAGCGTCCGCACCCAAAAGCACCTTCGCCGCATCGATCGCCAATTCCGGATCGGTCAAGCATTGCATCAACGCTGCTTTGATCGCTTCCTTGTCTACGTTCCATTTTTCTTTCAAGGCTCGATTGACCATCGCTAAATCGCGTTTCGATTCGATCCTGAACAAACCGCCCCCTACCCCGCGAAAACACTTGCTAACGTGCTAACTTTCTTTTGTTTTTTCGGGCTAATGGTCTG